AAGGCCTTCATGACATCTTCAATATTTCCTTTATGTGATTGTTGGCCAATGATAAAACGGTCATTTAATAGCACGTTGATAGAATATGCATCAATCAATAAACGACTAGAATTGTCGTCTAAAAACTCAACGTGTTTTATAATGTATCCGCGTTCTAAATCGCTGTGTTTTGCAAGTATCATATCTTCTTTTAACAGTGTTATATTCTCTTTTGACGCATCTACAATAAGGCTTAATTCGCTATGTTTTTCATAATTAATTTCAAAGCGCAATTCCGTATACACATCTATTAATCCAACGTTATTCAAACCTAAATCAAATACTTCTAATTCCATTTTGTCATACCCCCAACAATCTTGGCGTAAACTGCATCTGTACATCTAAGTTATTCCGTCCTTCTTCTCCGTTTTCGGCATCGTACCGAAACAGATTGTCGCCAACTTCCAACTGTAAAAACTTGCTCAATAATTTGCGTGCGTGAAAAATGTTTGAACGCACATTATTGCGTATTAAGGTGATTGTTTTTCTTCCTTGGTAAGTCGATACTTCAATCACATCCCCGCCTAACATAGTAAAATTGAGCTTGAATTCCTCGTATGTGTTTACATTGATAAGCGAAGGATTAACCACCGTACCGATTGCTCTAAATCGCATGAGCATTCCTGTTGATTCTTGCCCACCATTAAATACATTGGCGATTAATGATTCACTACGATACCCCATTTCTATTCCTTCTTCAGGAATTTCTAGGGGAAACTCGAAAGAGCCAATCCAAGTGGCAATATCCACACTTTGAATTTCTGCCTCATAAATAAAAGGATCCGTTGCAATGAATTGCAAAAGGACCCTTTGTCTAGCTGCGTTGTTATTTTCTTTATCCGGTGGCATTAACGGTGCACTCACTAACTCGGCCATCAAGTAATATTTTTTTCCATCACTCATTTCAAAATCCAATCTAACGGGGTTATAGTTTGGATTGAAAACTTTATATAAATGTTTTCTCCTTGAATCCATCGTTTCTTCTCCGTACTCAATACGCATTAAATTAAATTCGATGTCGAAGTCTCTTTCGTTTACTTTCGTGTTTTGGTAAATCGCACCAGGGATAGTGCTTTCTATCCGGTTTACCGTTGCGGTCAATCCACTTAAATCAAGACCTCTCGTCATCCTGTTTCTATATTCATCAAACGAAAATGAGTCCCCTTTACCGTTCGTGATTTTCAGCTTTTCAATCATGATTTCACCACCTCACAGTCCAAATTGAAGTCTGCGAATAACTCTTTCCAACTCCTTCACGCCGCTATCTTTAGCTTCAATATTAATATGATTCTCCATCTTTTTCGAATGGTCATAACTGGTCTTACTTGAATTATTAGTAACCCCGTAACCACCAACGCTTTGCTTTTTAAACGCGCCTAATGCTTGCTCTGGGCTTGCTGGCATAATCATTTTACCTGCCATGTTTTCAAGTTCTTTGTAGACCGATTTCGCATTATCTTTAATTCCCAAGGCTATTCCTTCAGGTATCCACCTTCCGACCTCTTCTCGCATTACTCTGGATGGTGAATTAATGTCGAGCGCGGATTGCATTGTCGCTTTGATGCTGTCAGCTATACGTTTGGTTGTCGCCATTAAGGATGATTCCATGCTAAGTATACCGCTCTCTAAACCTCTCATAGCATCCTTACCAACCCGATCCATGTTGCCAAATTCTTTTTGTGTTCCGAGTATGATTTTTTGGATAGACTTTTTCCATTCTTTTTCGACCAACAAAAGCTCTTTTTGCGATGCTTCGTTAAGGTCTTTTATTTGCTGGGTAATATCATCTTTTAATGGTTCGAGTTCTTTGTTCGCTTGATTCCTAGCAAGTTCGAAACGTTTTTCATAGAGTCTTGTGAATTCTGTCAACTCTTCTTCTGACATGTCATTGAGTTCCCTTAGTTCCGCGATCGATTTCGGACCGAGCGCTTGTAACTCTTTGAATAATGCGTCGTTGTCAATTCGGTCCCCTAGACTTCCCATTACCGAAGAAAACTCTTCAAGTGCGTCTACTTGAGTTTGCATATTGTGGATCAATTGATAACCGGATACATAATCCGTTTCAACAAATTCATCTAGCAAACCAACGAAGTTCTTTAACTCGTCAACTCGTTTAGAATGGGTTTGGCTGTACTCCTCATTAAGTTTCTTCTCGTCTTCAATTAGTTTTTTATTGATGTCCTGTACCCGCTTAAAGTAATCATCATTCATTTTAAGGAGTTGGTCATTTATTTCTTTTTTCACTCGATAAACTTCTCGGTCAGCTTCTTTTCGTTCTTCCGTACCTTCCACGTAACGGGATTGAACTCTTTCCCATGCATCTAACTCTTCTTTTAAAGATAATTCATTGTAGTACTTTTTTTCATCAATCCATTTTTTAGAGTTGTTATACTCTTCTTTTTGCAACTCTTTTTTCAGGCGATATATATTTCTTTCTGCTTCTTCACGTTCTTTTGTTCCTTTTTTATATCGCGCCTGTATTCTTTCCCAAGCTGACAACTCTTCTCGAAGTGACATTTGGTCGTAATACTTGCGCTTATCTATGAAGGCTTTGGAAGCTTCATAACCATGTTTCTCAATTTCCTTCTTGATACGGTAAACGTTTTTCTCAGCTTCAATACGCTCTTTGGTACCTTTTTTGTATCTTCCTTGAACACGCTCCCACGCCTTTAATTCTTCATCGAGTGACAATTGGTTGAAGTACTTTTTATCATCAATAAACCTCTTGGAGTGATCAAGTGTTTCTTTTAGCTTTTTCGCTGCTTCTTTTGCAACTTTCTCAGCCGCTTTACTAGCCTTTTTGCCCTGACCTTTGATACCTTTCGTGAAACCTTCGCCTGTTTGTTTACCTATTGTCTCCGTCACGCGGGAAGGTGAATGAATATCAAGCGCTTTACGCATCGTTTGCGCTGCTTGATTAGCAATACTCGTTGCAGTTGATAATACTTGGGCTTTACCAGCATTTAATCCGCGATTGAAACCTGCCATTGCTTCTTCGCCGATTCGCTTGAAATCAGCAGGTGTTTTGTCGAACGGCTTTAATAGTTCCACTGCTAATTTTTTAGCTGCTTCAATGGCTTTTGGCGTGCCGTTGTTGATTCCCAGTGTCATGCCTTCTGGAGCTGATTCTCCGATATCAGTGAATACCTTAGAGGGACTGTTTGTTTCTAGAGCATTCTTGGTTTCGTTTACAGTCTCGTCCACCATATCCGTTGCCGCTTTCACTACATCTGGCGTGCCTTCCTTGAACCCTATTTCGGCACCCTCAGGCATGGACTTTCCAATTGCATTGAAATCTGCTGCTTCAATTTGTTGCTTCATTGTCGTGGTGGTGTTTTCGACTAATTCTCCGACCGCTTCCATAACTCCAGAACCTTCAATGCCCAAAGACTTACTTAATGCGTCTGTCGCGACGTCTCCACCTTCTGCAAACGCGGTGCTCAGGCGCTGTAATTCTTCGTCAGATGCATTGACAAGTGCGTTAACGTGCCCTGCAGATTCAGGACCCGCCGCACGTAATGTTTCAAGTAAACCCTCGTCGATTCCGCGTTCTGAAAGAGTCGCAATATTGTCGGCCCACTGACTAATTACGCGTTGGTTCTCTTCAAGGTTGCTAGCCATTTCTCCTGCTGTGACCGTTACCTTATCGCTAATTGTGTCAAACATGTCTGTTGCTGCATCTTTGTACTCTTGCCATTTCGACATCATATCTTCGACGAACTGTTTATTTGCGTCTGATATTTCGGAGAACGCCAATAATTGCAATGCCACGTTTTCTTCTGTGGATGTCGCAATACCTTCCATTGCAGCCGCAATCTGCTCTTCCGTTGCACCGAACTGTTCAGCAAGTTCTGCCACAGTCACTTTTAACGCGTCTTCTTTCTCCTGTAGCTCCGCTAATGCCGCAGCGTAATCTTTTGATTTCACTTCGCCATTTTCCATCTTTTCAAGCCATTCTTCACGTAACTCATTAATTTCAGACAACTGCAAATCAACTTCATTTTGTTCTTTTGATATTTCAAGTAAGCGTTCTTGCCCAGCTGTTGTTGTTTCCATGTCTTGCATGAGTTGTAAGCGTGCTGATAATTGTTCTGAAGACATGTTAAGTGCATTAGCTTCCTCATTGTAAGATAGGTTTAACCCATCTACGGAACCATTTAGCTGTTCAATTGAATCTTTTAATAAAAGTTTATCCGCCGCGGACTTATTTTCTTTTTCCGACAACTCTTGAATACGTTGAACTAAATCAGCGTTTGCTTTTGATGTAGATTCAATACTGCTTACGGATTCCTTATACGCATTAGCGTTACTGCTAACTGATTCAGTTAGAGAGTTTACCGATTCGCCTAGCTCCTCAGTTTCCGCAGTCAACCTATCAGCTTCTTCTGACGACTTGTTAAACCACTTAACAATGCCAATAACAGCCCCGACCAACGCACCAATTGCCAATGTCACCCATCCAATTGGTCCCATCATGACTTTAATTGCTGTACCTAATATGGTAACTCCGCCGCTCAACACTAAAGCAGCAACATTTGCTAACGTCATACCAGTAGTAAATGCTGCTTGTACAGTAGTAGATAACGCTACGATGCTGTTATATGCCGCTAAAGCCACCCCGACAATCTTCATTCGAGTTGCAGCTAGCGTGAGTGACAAAGTCAAACCATTTGTAGCGATGGTATAAGCTTTTTGAGCAGCAGTCACGACCGCCATCACAACCGCATTGGCTTTTAGTGCCGCTGTAACAGTTAATACAGTGGTGTGAAAAGCATAAGCTGTCGCTAACCCTATAAGCACAGGTGTCAACGCTTGTACAACTGGCAATACTGCTTGTACCGCCGAACCAAACACCTTAACAACTGGTGCCGTGGCTTCGATAGCAGAACCAATTGCCTTGAACGATGCGTTTACGATGTGTTTTAATGTGTCGATATTTTCCGCTAAACCCTTATTCGTTACATCTTCTGATAGCTTGTTAAACGATGCGATTATGTCAGCGATACCCCGTGCAGCCGCGTTTTTTAAGTTGCCTAGCGATGTAGCAATACCTAAACTATTCGTTTTGGCTAACTCTGCTAGTTCTCCCGTTCCTGTACCTAACTCAATTAATTTACTGTTGAATTGGTCAAAAGTAACTTCTCCATTTTTCAACGCTTGGTATAAGTCGTTTTCTGCACTAGCTCCGGCATAACCAAACTCTTCAGCTAACTTTGTTAAACCGATACCCATGGTTTCTTGCAATGTATTCCACGTATCCATATTGATTTGTCCGGTTTGTAAGGCTTTAATATATTGATCTGTTCCTCTTTTCGCTTTTTCTCCTGCCGATCCAGATGCAAGCAATGCATTATTAAGAGCAAGCGCAGTATCGGTTGTTTTATCAACATCCTTGAATGAGTTATACATTTGTTGAGCGCTTGACGAAATATCATCCAAGGTTGTAGGTAAACCATCGATACCTTCTGATAGGTTGTTGATAGCGCGCTCAGAATCTTCTGCCGATACTCCTAATCCCTCTAGCACTTTCGGGAATGTATTTAACGTATCAAAACGTGAAATAGCACCGTCCATTGATGCTTTAAGCGTATTGAATGCCGCGCTCGCAACTGCAACTAATCCAAGTGATACCGCCAAATCTTTTAAACTTATAGATGCTTTAGTAGTACCTTGACCTACACCGTCTATAGATTCCTTCGCACCCTTGACGCTCTTTCCTGCCTTGTCGCTACTGTCTGCCAATCCATCCATGCTTGATTCAGCCGATTTGATTCCTTTTCCAACACCGCCCGCTGATGCTTCTAGGTTGTCCAACTCTTTTGATGCTACCTTGACCTCTTTACCGTCCACAGAAATTTCAATTTTGATACTGCCATCTGATGCCATTAGTCCACCTCCTCGCCATCATGTAGTGCATACACTTTTTGCAATTTACGCATGTTTTCTCTATCCCTCGGTGAATCACCCTTTGATGGTTTCCATGCACGAATTTGTATAATTCTTTGTAAAATCGTTTCGCTTGGTAATCCGTTCAATAGCGCCCTGAATTCGCTCCAATGCAACTTTCCTTGCATGCCAAATAAGTTCATTCCATAGGCCTGTTGGAATGAACTGTAGATGTATTCAGCATCTTGCACGATGTCATAAAGTTGTTTTTCGTCATCTTCTTCTTTAACGACTGGAACTGGATTGCCTTTTCTGTCGTATTGGATTGGTTCTTCGTAATTTGATTGAATAAATTCCGTGTAGATGTGATTCCATAATTCGATTGGATCGTGCTTATAATCGCCGATTAGTAACGTCAAACAAATATCTGTTTTCTCGTAAACACGTAATGATTTATCATCCAATACATCAAGGGCATCTAGTACGTTGTCAAAAGATAAATCAATGGGATATTCAACGCCATCAAACAAAAAAGAAGTGGTTAGTCGATTGTTTAATCGCATCTAATCACCTCTTTTGTGCTTTTTTCTTTAAGTACTCGTCCTTTTTAGATTCAACAACTTGTTTACGTTCGCTTTCCATTTCTCCGATTTTTTCAGCGATTGCAATTCCGATTGGTTCTAACGCTTGTTCTAGTGCAATGACATCTGGATATTCTTTGTAAATCTTCTTGAACGTACCGTCACCGAATATAACGTCATATTGAGCAGCAATAAACTCTTTGTTCACATCCAGTGCAGCGTCCACGGTTTCAACTTCTACATCTGCAATATTTTCAACGACTTCTGGAAAATGGATGTGCTTCGCTTTTTCTTGCGCATCTTTTAATTTCTTTTTTGCAATTTCTTCAACGTCAAAGAATCGGCGTAAGTTTTCAAGTGACGCGTCAAACCAAAGTTCTAATGCCCCAATTTTAACCGGAAAGCCTGTGCGTTTAATGTCTATATTAATTGTCATGTGTTTTCCTCCTCAAAATAAACAGGAACGCCGAAGCGCTCCCTATGTTAATTCAATTGTCGCCCCATCCGTAGTCGGTTCGATATTTCCGACCGATGGGGGAATTACTCCCCCGACGCTACCTCTGATTCTTGTGGTAATTTATCAAATCTGATGTTGCATGAGAATGCTTCGTATTCTGCCGCGTTACCGCTACCTGCCACAATTGCCGTAACAGTTGAGCGTTCCATCCATTCTTTCTTACCGTCAGCCGAAACAACTTTATGCCAAATTTTCCTTCCCATACCTGTTTTGTATTTCATGTCAGCGATTAGTGCTTGTGCAGGGTCTTCTGGATCAAATGTACCTTCGAAGTTGTACGCACCTGCTACTGAAATGATTTCAGTTTCTGGCGTTCCATCACCATCGTAATACGCTGTATCTTCTGTTTCTTCTTGCGTATCATCCGTAATGTCAGTAATCCATGCAGCTAGTTCTAACCACTTTTCACCTGGTGCTTCTTGACCCGGCGTGTACTCTTGGATTAAATGTTGTCTTAATGCGTTTTTAATTCTTGCCATATTATTTTTCCTCCTTGAAAATTGTGATATTTGCTTGTACATCTAATAAAAAAACGAACCAACCTTGTTCATCAATCTGATTGATAAACGGCTTGTTCGTAATCGTTAAGTCTTGAAATTCAAAACTGCCATCATTGCTATTTAATTCTTGCAAACCTTCCAACACATTCTGCACTAGCCACAAAGTGTTGTGTATTTTGCCTTGCAATTTAGATTTCATGGCAAACTCAAAGTTCAATCGTTGATCTGTCGTGCCATTCATGTAAGTCTGAGTGATTTGTGAGCCTGGTAACGGATAAACCACAAACGACTCATCCACACCTAAATAACCTATTTTGCATTGGATTGGTAAGTTAGGTATTTGATTTACTCTTTCGGTCAATCGCTCCATAAAATCCACTACCAATCAGCCCCTTTCTTGTAAGCACGTTTCCAGTCTTCCATATGAATGCCCTTTGCCTTCTCGTCCCAACGTGGACCAGTGCCTGGTGTCGTATAATTCCGCACTGGATATCCACCTTTTCCGACCGCTCCATAAAACTGCGCTTTAGCATACGGCGTATTCCAGTTGACGCCTTGACCGTCCATGTCAATTGTTCCACTATTTCGTAAATGATGATCTAGTGCCGGAACGTAATTATTCATGTCGGCCAATGCTTGGTTTGCGAGCGCATACCGCCCCACCTTCATGTTTCCGTCGCTTAACTTACGTTTAACACCGTCTAATTTGATTTGCACGCTAGCCATTAGATCACTTCCAGTTCATAAGAGTAAATGACCGGTCGATAGGCTTCATAAACTGGAATTACTTTGACGATTACATGTTCTCTTCCGTCAAACACCAAAACGGACCGCTCTTTAAATATTGGCAACGGTGTCGTAATGCCTTCATAACAGATTATCAAGGCGTTAAAGAGTAGCTGTTTTCCGCTCGTTGTGGACGTGTACTGCGACCCTCTATCGATGCGACAATTCTTAACTATAATCGGTACGGAATACTCGGGTTCGGAATAAATGTTTTCTCCGATGTATTCCTTGTAAATGAAATCATCAATGCAAAAGTCTTTCGGTGGTTTCGGCATTACCATCGAGTCACCCCCACACCTGTAAATAACAATCCGGTGCCCTCAAGATAAATAAAAACATCTTCCGCAACTAACGACTTGCTTTCGTTTGCTCCACCCGAATTGTATCGACTGGCATTTGATACGCTCGTCCTACCCGCTGAAAAGGTTTGTGGTGCGTTATTAATACTCTCGAAAGTCGTTGCTCCTACTTCCTCGAAGTATTCTATCTGAGCACATAACGCTTGTTTAAATTGATTCACACGCCAGTCGTTGTCTTTGTCCATATCGTTTTTAACGTAAAAAAAGCTAGTGATGTTATCTAACACCGCACTAGCTTTTTTATTCAACTTTTTAAACCTAGATTCTTCGATTTCCACATCCGATAAATCCTTGAATTCGTCATACGTCAAGTAAGGCATTTAATCGCCCCCTTTTATTCTTCGGGTTCGGGTTCGGGTTCGGGTTCGGGTTCGGGTTCGGGTTCGGGTTCGGGTTCGGGTTCGGGTTCGGGTTCGGGTTCGGGTTCGGGTTCTGTTAACGTCAAAACGTGCGTATCGGTCTTATTTCCGTCCGTCGTCTTAACAGTCGTTGTATAAGTCCCCGCGGGTGTTTCCGCAGTCCAAGTAACCTTACCGCTGGCATTAACCGCTAAACCTGTGGCAGATGGTGCGATGCTATAAGTTACCGCTTTATTCGTCGCATTGCTAGGCGCTACCGTTGCCGTCAGCTGTCGTTCACCCGTCGTTCCTGTTTCGCCTGTTGATGTTTTCGGCGCAATCGTGACGCCTGTAACCGCAATCGGAAATGTTTTAAACGCCGGAATGTCTACACGCTCCGATTCCTTGTCTCCGTCAACTCGCACCGCTTGATATGTGCCTGTTGCAATGTCTGTATTTGGTTCAAGCCCTGTAATCGTAAGAGGACTTTCACCTTCTACGACTACATCTTGACCTTTGTAAATTTTGAACATATGAAAGTCCTCCTTATTCCAATGTGATTGTAGCGCCATCTACTGACGGGTCTACATTAGTGATTACAGGGTCACTTAGTTTCCCGAGTCAGCCTCGCCGATTTCAATTTTAACCATACCGTCTAAACGCTCTGGGAAGATCAATACACCTGATACCAAGACAGTTTGTACAGATAAAATTTCTAATGCGCTACCGTGTGCGACTCCGATGTAGCCGAATTCATCTGTGAACATGTTGAACTCGCTGAATAAATCGGAGTTTGCTGAAATATAAGCGACTTGCAAGTTATCTGAAGCTGTCGCGTAAACTTCGCCTTTTGGGATTGTGTTATTTAAAAATACAACAGTTCCAGTTAAATCAATGTAGTAACGTAAACCGAACTGCGATTCTAGCGTGATTTCTTTGTTCGCAATTTCGTTGGCTACGTCCATTGGGTTGACGAATGCAACAGTCGTGATTGTGTCGTCTTCGAATAACACTTCTAGCGCACCCCACGCAGATGCAAGCGCACCTTGAAGCGTGCCGGCGTTTAAGTTGGGTTGTTCTGTTCCGTGTGTTTTAATCGTATCGAACAAATAATCACGAATGCCTTTCTGTACTTCTTTAACAAGCGCATCATCAGTCATGTTGATTGCTTTGTCACGGCCATAACGTTGAATCGCTTCTGCAGTAGTCACCTTACGATATTTTTTAAGCGTAATTTCTTTTGTTTCAGCAGGTTGTGGCGTGACTTTAGATAGTGGGATTAATTCCCCTTCTCCAACGTCTCCGTCCGCCAGTTCAACTGTTGGCGCTTTGTACATCGTCAACGTAAACCCTTCTTGCACCGGAATTTGACGCGTAATTCCTAGCGCTTCAATGAACTTGCTGAAATTCTCACCGAATCGGTAAGCATAGTCAACTGACTTGGCATCCAAGTTACTAAAGTTGGCCTGCTTTTGCGTATTCGGTTCCGGATATAAATCCGCACGCCCTGCAAAGTGCTGAATGTCTAACGTTAATGGTAAACGTTGTTTTTTTACAACTTTCTTCATGTTTTTCTCCATATGAATACCTCTCCTTATTTGAATAGATGACTATTCTGTGTAATTAATTCTTGACGCTTAATGTCGTCTTTTTCTTGCATGATTTGTTCCTTCGTTACTGGTCCATTTCCGCCACCATTAGGATTTCCACCTGCAAAGATTTGTGGTCCACCCGGTGGTTTTGGGTCTTGCACAAACAAATACGACTTACTTTCTTTCAGCGCATTAACTTGTTCATCCAGTCCGACAATAGCGCCATCGGCACCGATAACTAACTTTTCCTTGTCGATTAATGTTGACGCTACATCCACGTCATGAACATTGTTAGCAAGCGCTAGTTTAATAGCATTTGAAAGCTGAACGTTTTTCATTTCAGCCGCATGCTCATTGTCTTTCGATTCATTCGCCGCTTGTAAATCAGCGATTTCCTTCTTCAATTTCTCTGGGTCAACGTCTTTCAATGTGTTCAGTTGTGCGTCACGGTCTTTAACCGTTTCTTTCAATGCATCACGTTCGCTTGTCACGTCTGACAGTTCTTGCTTAGTTGTATTCACGACGGTTCCGTGCGCTTTCATCACGCTTTCGATTTGCTCGTCTGTTAGACCAAGCTCTTTCAGTTCTTCTCTATTCATGTTTCATTGCTCCCTTACGTTTATTTACGTGTTTACGAACACGATAGGTTGTGCGTTTACGTTGCACGAACGGATTCATTGCATAATAAAAAAGCCTTTTAAAGCCTTGCTTAGGGCTTGTTAATCCACTCAACACCTTTGAGCTTGTGATATATTTCTGTTTCCTCTAGCCAAATAAACTTACCTGTCCTCTTCATTTCGCCATCCAATTTTTCCGCGAATACTTCACTCCCAAACCTTTCTGTTTTAGCGATTACATATTGTTCTGAACTTCGCAGACACAATATCACATCATCAATTTCAAAAGTAGGTTCCAAACCCTGCATATCTACATCAACGAAAGAATATGTCATCTGCCTAATGTCGAGTGTATAACCTTCGTTAAAATAATACTTTCCAACATATGCCGTTTTCTTAACTGGCCAATTCATATAAAAATCTTGAAAGTCTATTTTCATAAAATCACCCCTACACTAATTATAACAGCAGCACTTTATATTTGACCATCAAGATACCATCATTTTCAGCATGATGGACCACCTCTTATACTTCCATATCACTAATCATTTGATTTTTAGACACTTCCAAAATTCCAATAAGCGATAAACTGTTATCTTGGCTATACCATGTTTCAACCACACCGTCAGTATACTTAACAACGATGGCAATTTCATCGAAGTCTTTCACTTTTTCATGAACCATGTTCAAAAACTCTTCGTTGGTTTGTCCGCGCTCCTTCTTCCGTTTAGCTTGCATGAAGTCCAATTAATACACCTTCTCCCTGCTATATTGTCTAGTACGACCAGTTTCGGTGATGAAATGACGCATACTTTGATGCCTGCGCCTTACCATCTGCTTGTATTTCAAAATAGAATCTTCATCGCCAATTACTTCAGCAACTTTCAAATTCTGCTTAGCCTTTCGTATCTGCCTTTCAAGGTAGCGTTGCTTTTGACGTTCCTCTCGGTGCTTCTCCATGTTTTTATCACTGTATTTACGCTGATTATTGGTATTTACGCCCAGAATGAATGGAATGAGTAAATGCCTGCAATTTATACCGCGAATTCCACCAGGAGTGCCATACCCATAATCGTAAATCGAAGGATATTCACTTGTGTTTTCACCCGGTTCCTTCATGCTTACGACTCCACCTTGAATCTTCGAACAAATATCACGTGGATCAGGCAAAGAACTGACAAGCACCGTGTGAACTCCATATTCGTCCATTCGTGACATACGTAAATCGTTATACACTCGATTCACCGTCGATGTAATCGTGGTTCTAGCGTAGTTTTCAACACTCCACACCCTGCCGCCTTTATCTATGAAACCGCTCGCTAAACCTTTTTCTTGCCATCTAACAATCGTTTCAGTAACTACCTGATTAATGTTTTTTGTTCCAGTCAACATTTTTGCAGTAGTTTCTTCAACGATTCTCTGATACGTCCTAGCGACTGTTCCGCTTCCGAATGTCGATGTAATGAGTGTTTGATTAATGAAATTGTCAAATTCTCGAAACGTCTGATTTACATACGATTCAAGCACGTTGTCGATATTACTTGGCATTGACCTCTTTGGATATACGTCTTTGAGTTCATGGTCCACACTGTCAATCGTCGCAAGACCTGCATCCTTAACGACTTGACGTATATCACGCTTGGCAACGCCTGATACTTGTGACAATGCTTTGATAGTGTCCTCATTTAACAACCTCAACTGCATTAATTTATCCATCTGCCATTGCAACACGTTGTCATTTGTAATGTCGTCACTGGTACGCAAACGCTTTGCAATCATTAAGAAAACATCTTCCTCTAATGCTCGGTAGATGTCTGTGATTGGTTCAGTGAATATGTTTAATTGTTCAGGTGTGATTTTTGGGCGATTAATCATTTAATCACTCCTTATTTTTCCACTAGTAGCTTCGTGAGTTCTTCGATGGCTTTCGTTTCGAATTCCGCTCTTTTCTTTAGTTCAATGAAAGCCGTGTTGTTTTCAAGTGGTCCAGCTTCACATTCGAATTTACAAGATTCTAGTTGTTCAATGATTTCCTTGAGTTCCATTCCAATCACTCCTCCTCTCCATACAACTCTTCCTCACTCTGTCGCTGAACTAGATACGGGTCAACAATTGCTTGGTCTTTAAGTATTTGCTCAACCCACTGCTCTGCAACTTCGTCTGGTAGCTTAAACACACGCTTAATAGCTTCAACCGTGGGCACCATACCAAACTGTTTAGCTTGGCCATAAAACTGCAGCTGTTGTTTCTTGTCTACGAAAATACCATCGTCAAAGTCAACTCCGATATGTTCGAATGTCGGAATCTCGCCATCGAATATGCCTGTCGCTTTTGCCAATTCTAATGATGATACGACCAATCCCTTGATAAACTTTTCGACTTCATTGACGTGAGTGTTACGAGTTTTGTAAGTATCGCTGCTCTCACTCGTGATTTCTGTTGCGGTTTTCATCGAACGACCATCGAAACTAAATGACCCTACCGACAATTCAAGTTGCATTTCCAACTCTTTTAATGCGTGATTGATAGCAGCAATAAACTGTTCTGACCGAATGTCGTTCGTGACGTCAAGAACGGGTTTTGTTGCATCCCTCATGCGCATTGACTTATATACGTTGACTTCTGGATTAAATACTTGTTTAGGTGGCATGCCATTTTCGCTTGGCAATGTTTGTAACATCTGATCATCGACAAACACTGTACGTTGACCCATCTTGATTTCCCAATAAAACCCGTCATACGTGTCGTTTATCTTTTTGAGTGTAGACTTGCAGTTGTCCGTCAAACCTAACCCCAATGGACTTAAAGGACTGATGTTGTTAAAACCGCTAGGCGATAGATAATTGAACAATGGACGAGTAAGACCTGTAATTCTCGTCTCTTCTTTCAAGTCCTCGTACTGTTCGGATAAAGGTACACGCTGACCGATAATATCCGCTCTTTTAGACTTATACAATTCGTTCGTAATCTTATAAACTTCATGACTTTCCCATTCGTGGAATTCGAGAAGCGTGTAATAAACAATCTTATCGCCGTCAATTTGAGTAGTGACTGACATCATCACGCCTTCGGATATTCCCCTACTATTTGATTTAAGGGGGTAGAAAGCGTCAGCCAATGCCCACGAGAATTCTAATTCCCCTGTCGTTTGGTCAATATATGGTCTCACCGCAATGCCGCCTGTTGCAAACATTGGTTCAAGATAGCGCATGAGATTCTTTTTAAAGTCGTTATGTTCGAATACGTGTTGGATAAACTCATTTGCCGAGTCATATGTATTCGGCTTGCCTTCCTTCTTATCTGCATCGGAAACGACAACTTCGCACTGTTCGTTAAACACTAAACCACTCAAATATTTAGCAGTGATTTTCGTTAAATTAAGATGCATATAGTCACGCTCTTGACTTTCTCCCATCGTGTTAACATACTTAACCTTTGGATAATTGCCTTTGTAATCATCAAAATTACGATTGATGCGATTTAATTCGTTTGGATCGATATTTATTTTATCGTGACTATTTAAATTTGTTAACGTTTGTCCTGTCAACATGTACCCTCCTTTCACGAACCAACTTTTGATACGGTCTATAACCTTCAAACTGCCACCTCCTAACCCTTCAATTTCAAGTCATACGCGTTGTCAAGGCAGAAATATATAAATTGGTCACAAGTGTGATCATCTTTTTCAATAACCTTCGGACTATCACTATCTAACGTATCTTCATCCCACTGGAATTGCCTGTGCTCTTCAATGAATATGTCATTGCTATCAGCATGCTTCATGCCGATTGGATATGGTTTTTCTAAATAACAAAAACGACCTTGTGCCAACAAGTTCGTCGAGTAGTCAATCATATCCACTTTTTTTAACTTTGCTACTGGATGCAAGTCTTGACCATAATCTGCGCGGTACTGGTTACGCAATGCCGCTTCTGCACCGTCAATTGTTCTGTTCATGATTGGTACACCGCGCCACTGCTCTTGCGTAGAGGTTTTTGTGATGAAATCATTCAGGTCTTTCGATAACTCACTCGGCGGCTTCTTATTTGCGCGACCCGCTGGATTATAATAATAAGTGTTTAATAATATTACATTACGTTTAGCGGTCAATGCATAACAACCGTATGTTGTAGCTGATTGGCTATGTCCGCCATCAATAGAGTAATAAAGACCAATGATTCTATCATCGCTAGGTAGCTTTTTGATTGGTTGGAATAGATTCATGTTGTAAACTTCTGTTCCTAGTCCGACTGGTTCACCCAAGTAGATATAACGGTAATAGTCATAGTCGTTCTTTTTTATTCGCTCGATGTCGTCTAGCATTTGTTCGGTGACGAATCCTAATTCATCGTCTTTATAGCTTGAACTATGAACAAGATGCGTTTCCTCCCCAATCAAACTATCTGACCATTCATTTATCCACGCATAACTGTTTCTCGGTGGGTTATAAGACCAGAAAATACGAACTGTATCAGCAAGGCTATGTTTCTGACGCATAAACGTTATGTTCGTTTGGTCAAATTCTTCCGCACTACCAAATTCAGCCGCTTCCTCGTACCAAACCGCTATGATATGCCCGATGTCGTTTGACTTCAATTTCGCGAAGTCATCAGAACCGTAGAAGTAGAATGTAGATCCTGTTGATTTGTGCGTTATTTTAAACGGCGATACCGTCATCTGGAATTGGTCTAGCATGTCGAACTTCTCTAAGGCCCATTGAATCTTTAAGAACACCGAATCTCGAATCGTGTTTGCTACCTTTCGTATCACTACTACATTAGCCTTTTGCCCTTTAGTGATATATTGAATAATCATATAAACGAGCAACAAAGCAATGACTGATGACTTAAACGAGTTACGGCCGCCGCGTAAAATGTTGTACGGCTTTTTAGTTGTCCATACACTTTTAAAGTGAGGGTTAACGTTCTGCTGGATGTCGATTGTAGGTTTACTCATTAGTCATCACTCCAAGCATCAACAATGTTTATAGTTGGTGGAGCAATTTCTTTGTTTTCGTTTTTGATTTTGTCGACTTCCGCATTCGCTTTAGCGATATTCGCTTGCATACCTTCTAGCTTCATACGACGTTCGTCAAATTCGTCTGTTAGTTCGATATACTGTTTAACAAGGTTTCGATACTCCGCCATTGCCCTCGTTTGCGCTCTGATATAAGATTCATAGCGTTCGTGAGCGTAAATGACTTTATAGGATACGCTACTACCGTCCATTCCTTGGCTGTACCCTGATTCTTCTTTTAGGTGGTCATCATCCGTCGCAACCCACATAATCTTTTGCATTCGAATGATGGCCGAGAATTTAATTTCAATCTGCATCCATATTTGGTCTGCGATTGTTAGGTCTTTCATGCTGTCGATGATTTCTTGTTGTTCTGGTCGGATATACTTAGCGAACAATCCATGTGTCCTTGCCGCTTGGTTCCGTTTCGTAAATTGATTCTTCGGATTCGGGTTGCCACTACGGTTGCTCTGCTTCTTCATCTTTGCATTAGATGTAGATTTATTTTTCTCTCTTGCATAACCACTACTCGAATTGGTTGCAACTCTTCCATTTTTTACGGTTGCATCCTTCTGAATGGTTGCATCTTTCTTGGGCGCATCCCTCGACCAACCTTCACGACTTCTTCTACTTTTCAAAGTCCCTTCTTTTACATTGTGCTTTTCAGCCAACGCTTTAAAGGTTATTTTTGTTGCTTCCCATTCACTTCTAATTTCTTCCCAATTTACTTTGCTCATCTACATCAACGCTCCACCTCCGAATTTATTGGAATTAAAAAAGCACCTCCGAAGAGATGCCTAAATCATTTTATATCCTAACACTTTAATATCTGAAGCTGATCTGTTAATTTCTTTCGCTACTGCTTGATTCATAACTTTAACACCTTCTCGACTATCGAGATCTACCTCACCGTTGATGTGAACCACTTGATATCCTTTACCTTCAGATATTATCGTTCCTAGAGTTGTGTTAAACAATTCGAATTCAATACCTATATGCATAGCATCACCACCTACGAGATTATTTGTAAAAAGCATCCCCGAATAGATGCCCTAACAAACTATTTCAAAACTCTAACCGAACCTTTTTTAGTCTTAACTTTTTTCTCAACCTCTTTTTGATGCTCTACTTTTACTGCATAGATTTCGGCACACATCTCCGAGGAAAACGGGGTATGAACAACAACTTCAACTTTGTACCATTCACCATCATGCTCAATAGCAAAATATTCATCCTCGACTGGAATTCGTACGAAATCTGCATACTTGTTTAACCAATTAGCTTCACCTTCATCGTGCAAATGTAGAAAAACAGGCTTCAAATCCCCCACCTCCTAATGACACTATTCGTCAAGAATGGTGAAAATCCTTTATTTTTAGACATAGAAAAAGCACTATTTCTAGTGCTTGCTGTTGTCATTGCATCTCATTTATATAACGACTTGCTAGTCTTTCCATGGTTATAAAATGTACGGTAATTTCGATTAGTTTTTTTAAGTCTTCGATGTCTTTATCAACCCATCGTCTTTCATAATGAGTTTCATCATTTCCTAACCAGGCCGCGCGTTCGGCAATCTGTTTAATTCTTTCATCCGTTATATAATCTTTTATGCAAGTTCCTAACATTTTTCGTTTTATTTCTGGTTCTTTTTCAGGCAACTCAAAAATTAGATAATCTTTTATTAAAAACTCAAAAGCTCTCCTATAACCCATTCCAGCTACACGATCAAGCCCCATTTCCTCGGACCTCTTAGCTTGATTATAGATAACTGGAAATTCTTCAGAGATTTCTGAGATATCGGATTCAAAATCTCGCTTTTTATCCGTTGTTGGAACAGAACCTATTAAACCAAACTCGTATACCGCCGAAAAAACACGTTTGTAATAAGATAAAAATAATGATCGACATTCATGTCTCGGACACTGAAAAACCATTTCTAAACAATCATTGCCTGTTTTTTCGACCTTCATCCCGGTAATACCTATCGCCTTAATCGAGTGATGACATAACGGACAAGAATCAGGCCACATATCAACCTCAGATGTGCAAGATTCTTTTTCTCTGCCATTATCCACATAGTATTTTAATTCTAGTGCCATTTCCCCACCTCCATTTACAATACTACCAGAGTAGGAGGAAATAACCAATTTATTCCTCGTATGTATCGGGGCTGTGTGGAGGTCGTGCGCCGCTCGGACGCACCCCTCCTTTGATGGTTCCCCTCACTTATCTCGGGTCGTAAGACAAATCGTAAGACAAGGAATTAATTTGCGTGTTTTAAGTTAATCCTTTCCTCAACTTTCTTTCTGGCGCGTTTAATGTATTCGTGCACCGTTCCCTTACTAACACCCAATTCAACAGCAATATCATTCATACTCATTCGTTGCGCTTCATAAAGTAAATAACACTGCCTTTCCCTCAAAGAAAAAGACGTAAGAATATCCCTTAATATTAATTTTTCTTCCCGAGTCATGTGTAAATGCTTTTTATTAATGTCATTTTCCTCTCTCAATTCTTTTTCTAAATCGGGCAACCAATCTATATTTGCGTAAGAATTCTTCTGGTAAACCGACTTTTCATCGACCCCTCGAAACGTTCCTGGCTGCCTTCCCGTTTTCATCCAATCAAGCGAAAATGTCATACTTTCAATCATGCTATTAATCTGCTTCAAGTCGTTCATATCAATCGGATTGTTCCTGTCCAGTTGATCCGCACGCTTTTTCAATTCTTGTCGTCCACCCGTGTATTCCTCGATTAACTTGTCTGCCCAATTTAACACAGGAACCCCTCCTATCGTTGTTTGACTCGCCCTTTAACCCGTCCATACGTCGGGCGATGAACACCCATCAATTCGAGGAAATCCCTATCCGTCAGCCGTTCTTCTTGCTTGTCCGATGTCTTACTACCCTTAAGCGTTACCTCACGCCTACGAGTCTGCAAAAGCCCTAATCTTGTAAACTCACTTTTGAATGTACGCATGTCATCACTCCTTATTTTTGAAATAAAAAAGGACAACAAATGACACAGCACAATGCTGTAATCAAATGTTGTCCCCGGTTGTTCCAGTAGACTGTAATTTAGTTATGATTTTGTTATAGTGACTTGAAATAAGATTCAATACATCCCAGTAGTTCGAAGTCTATTTCAAGTTTAAGTGCTTTTTCGTTTTTGTACTTATCGTTTAAGAAATCTACTAACTCGTCCATTAACGGGTTTTCATCTTCCATTACATTCCCTTTATGTCCATCAAAACTCTTCATAAAGAAATGACCACCCTCACAGCTAAATAAAATATGAACATTCCCTTGCGAACGATACCTGTATTCCGCATTTGTAGGTATAGAGTATTTGTGATTCACAATAATTTCGGTTGCTTGATAATGATCGTTATCCTTCACGTGAATAGTCCCAATAATATGAGTGTAGTCATGTTCACAGACCTTACATAATACTTGATTCATTTCGTATTCCCCCTTTATAATGATTACCTCTTAGTATAACTCACTTCGTAGTACAAAGGCTTGCCATCTTGCCAAATAATAACTTGCTTTCCAAATCCATCACCCGGCTTGTCTGCTTCATCAATATCTTTATCCATCACCCGATATATCGCATTCTTATCCAAACTTACAATTGCAGCGTTTTCCACTTTGACGAACTTGCCCGCTCTTTTAACGTATGCCTCTTCATTAATTAAACCCACAGGACCCCTCCTAGTGTGATACAATATATTTGGCTGGGCAGGAGGTTTCCTGCTCTTTTTATTACCTTTGAAAGGTGGTTATGATTATGTTGGATGGTGTTGAATTTAATTCAATGCAATTTATTGGACCATTAATCTTGCTGTTCCTTGTACCCTTAGGTATTGCGTTTATTTACAGATTACTTTTCAGTTGGTTGCCTAGAAAACTGTATAACGCTCTTATCGGTCCAGTTATTTTATTAGGTTTATACATATGGGCTATCCCAATGAATCTTGGATTTCATACATATTTCAAATGACAGGAATTCGCCTGTCTTTTTTATTTACCCTCAAAATATTTACGTCTTATTTCTTGTTCCCTCAAAACTCTATCCGCTCTCCACTTAGCTACATTAACGACTGAGTAGTTGCAAATCGGGCAATAAACATCGTACATTTCCGTATAATTTGATGGTAGAAAACCAACCAATCCTCTGTGCCTTCTAGTGATGTGCCATTCATGTGGGCAAATAGCTTGCAGCCTTTTAATTTCGCGTCTCCTTCGCCACCTACTGAACATCGTTACACCCCTCAAAACAACCCGCGTTTTCGCTGTTTAATTTTGTCATTCTCCGCCTGATCCATAATCAATAATGCGATACTCCTTTTATTAGTTCTAAACGATTTGGCGATATCCTGAATGTGTTCCCCATCGTTCCACATTTCACGAAATCGAACTAACTCAGATTCTGCCCAAAACCACTTGACTGGAACTTCTCCGAAAATCAAATAACTTCTTTCATGTCTTCTTTCACGCATTGAAGTCATGTTGATTGCTCCAGTACTTTTAATTCATCCGTTAGCAAAGTGAACATTTCTGCATCCCCACCATCAAGCGCCATGTCAATATTTAGCAATAACATGTCCTTATCCGTAATGCTTGTTTTAATGCGTGGATCGTGTTCTAGTAGGTGTAAAAACTCTGGGCTATCACTCACGCCGAAGAACTCCCGCATTTGATGCTCTTGTAAGGCGTGCATGTATATATGCCTTAGCAGATTTAACTTGTCATTTCGATTCATTCCGCTCCCTCTCTTTCCCTACTTGAAGTCCGATATAATAAAAACCACTTGCAATGGCTAGAAGACAAGCAATCATTACAATTAATGCTGTGAATGAAGTTGTTGTCATTTTGAGTCCTCCAATGCTTCACTTATTGCCAAAATCCCACAAGATACAATGAACATCCACCAGTCATTTCTGCTAAGAAAATGTACTGCTTGTCCCGATATAAACGATAAAATTATTGAAACTACGATAACAGTAGTTTGAAAAAGAACATATATTGTGAGGATTTTCTTACCCATCAAACCGCCTCCAATTCCTCATGATAAACAATCGCAAACTCTCCGTTAAAATCCACTTCGTACTGCAGGGAGGGCTGACGTATCACCTTCATAACCAACCCTCTTTTGCCTTCAAACCTCGGTAAATAGCAATATGCTTCAACGTCCATGTCTTCCGTGACTTCGACGATTCGGACTGGATCCCCGAACTTAAATTCTTGTACTTTAGGCAGCGCGTCAAAGATTGTTAGTTGCTGCATGTCGCTCAGCACTCCTTATTACATTCCGTGCATACCTTAATTGCTGGTGGATGTATGGATCGTCATGCCCTCCACCGCTTGCCAAATGGTCTTTGGTGCGACTGTCAATGTCTTGCAGGACGTGCCGTGGTAATTTGTTTGCTAGTTTTACAATTTCGTCTAGTGCTGTCATGCTTTTTCTCCCTTCGATAGATTCGTCGAACTTTTCAGATGTTCGACTGTTTCGTCTAATATAGATTGCTCTAGTCTTATAACCAGTTTTTACTTGAACCTTACATACATAACGTTTCGGTGATATCCTTTTAAAAAAGGAGGTCATCTTATGAATAAAGTTAAAATCAAACGTCGCTTACACCTTACTGATACATCCGAAATTGAACATAGAATCGACATGTTAGAATCTTGCCTCAAAGAACTCCGCGCCCTTTTGAAAGTGGAACCAATTAAAAAGCAGAAGGCAAATGATATATGTCTGGGCATTCAACACGGATCTTATGATTTGATACGAAAAACACTATCTGCAATTGATAGTGTTGGAAAAGAGATGAAGTGAATTGTCTCTTTTCCTTGCTTCGCTTTATTTTCGTAATGTTCACTAATACCTCTCATAAGTCATGTAAAATTCATCAACGACTTTCCCGCAATCTTTACAGACCTTATATTGTTGCTCCCCACTTATAGTGTAAAACTTTGCTTTTTTAGTAAACCATTCGCTATTTTTATGCCTACAAAACAATTGCATTAGTTTATTTTTATAAGTGATTCCGTTTGAGTCTTGCTTCATTGCGTTTTCACTCCCTTATTGGTCGGAATGCGTATTAATCTAAACCTTCATAAACGACTTCCATCACTTTTTCTGCTCCTTCTTCATTCATTTCAAAAAAAACTGCATTAACATTGATTTTTTTGCAGTGATCGGCTAAAAATAGTTCTAACGCTTTTCTGAATTTATTGTCGCCAGTTCTTATCACATAAGTATTTTTCAACTCTACATTCATATTTCTCACTCCTTCGCATTTTCTGTCTACTGTGACTTAACTTTCGTCGAAAACAGTAGTAATCTGTCGATATTTTTGTTATTCTTTTCCTTTTTTCAGCTTCTATCTTTGTTATAATAGATTTAAGATTCTGAAAGGAGATGAAACTTATGAAGAAAAAATTACTGACAGCATTTTTAGCATTCGGAATTTTGTTCACTTTCTCATCTGCTGCATCGGCTTCTGGTTGTGGCCAAAATCCGCCACAAAATCATCCGATTATGTGCCCTATTTAATTTTTTACCCAAGAGCGCTTATATAGCGCTCTTTTCACTTAACAAATGCTTCACTCCTCATAGTTGGTGCCTAATGCTTGTCACCCGTGCCAATACCTCTGCATCAGCGCTTTATATTTCTTAGTTTGGCTCCATCCAGTAAATTGTTTTTGTGGACCAAATCTCTTTTCGCGATAATGAAAATCTTTGTTTTCGAATTCCTCTTCGTCACGCTTAACCAATTCGTAACCGCGTTTTTCAAGTTCTTTGATTCCGTGCTCCAAATCCTTTTCCGTTGCCCGTGTAACTGTAACCCGTTGAAGTTGCCCACCCATATCCTCACTCCTCAAATTGTTTTTAAGTAGTGCAAAGCGTAGCCTTTTTCCGACTGAATTAAATCGCAACCTGTAACAAAGTCACCGTAAGGAATAGATTTTCTGCCGCCATTTCTGGCGCCCTCCCAATACACTTCCAACAACCTGAAAGGCAAACGGTATACTTCATCCAGTTTTCTAAAAGAAACGATGAGAAACGCTTGTGCTCCTTTTTCGTGCCATGATTTCAGTAGTTTGTACTGGTGATCCGATATATTTACTAGCGGGAAGCTTGTCCGACTAGCCGTTTCTTTTGCGTCGAAAACAATCGCTCTGCCGTTTGATATTCCGAGGTAATCGACCCATTCACCTTTCATCGTGTATCCAGTGATTTGCCCTCGATTATTTCCAGTGATTTGCACTGGAGTCGGAACTTTACGAATATCCGCAACGCCCCTGTGAAAATACTGCTTATTCGTCATGTCTATTAATCTTTCAAGGACCGCCCCACGGTTTGCGTGGGAACGGCTGTATGGCTTTCTCATCCTACTGCCCTCCCAACTGGTATTCCGTTCTTGTTCACTTGTGGCTCGTCTGTTCTCCAACCTTCGCGCTTTAATTCCGCCACTTCCTGCCGTGTCAAATGCCCGTATATCACCAAACGTTTTCCGTCAACTTGTCGATAAAGTTTTCTCAACATGACGCTTGTCCTCTTCATCAATATTTTGTTTTAGCGCTTGCCTGAAGCATTTTTCACAGAATGAATTTCCCCAGTACCTAGCCAAATCCGCCTTACATTCCAAACACACCTTTCCGTCCTTTGCCAATTGCATGTCCTCACTCCTAAACTTTTAGTAGTTTGAAGATTGTCTTTCATGATTTATTTTGTTTTTGTCGTAATAGGCTTGTTCGATTTGCTCCCAGGTAAAGCCGAGTTTATCTCCTAACTTCAAAAACATTCCTATAAACACTTCGTAATTGTTGATAGCCACCGTTCTGCCGTGCGCAGTTAAATCTTTGTGTTTAATTGAATTTTTAACACTTGGAATAGCTTCAAATATAAAGCTTAGAAAATCTGTAATGTTGGCTATATCCTGAAATTCACTCGATGCATTGTAGTCGTAGTCGCCTAATTCATTTCCAATCGACAAAATGAAGTGAAGGCAATCAACGTATTCTTCTAGTAGCGGATTGTTCACTGTGACAGGGGAGTACTTTTCATACTCTTCATAGCAACCCTCACAATACTCAACTTTCCCCACGTATAACGTGTGGCAGTAAATGCACTTTGATTCGAGTACATTCGGCTCCTGGTTATTACTCCAAAACTTAAACCCTCGCCATTCATTTGCCATTTCGCCCAATTCAACTTGTAATGCTAAAATCTTTTCAGGAAGCAAATCCTGCCTTTCCAATCCTTTTTCCTTCACGATCCGCTCATCCAGAACATCTTGCATTTCAAACAGTTTTGTTAAATTCACGATGTACTCTCCTTTTCTTGACGCCTTCTCTTATCCTTTCAATCCGCTCTTCGTCTGTTAATTTTGGTGTGTTGAGCGCATCTTCCTTTGTCCATCCAAGCGTATTAACCCGAGTGTTAACCATGTTTAAGTTCAACCCGTTTTTCTTAATCAATGCTAGATCCTCATCAGTCCAACGACATTTCGGTCGACCACCTGATTGTGGTGGTACTGTCGCCGCTTCTTTTTCTGATATGTGAAACCTTCGTACACGGTCATAAAACAATTCACGACTCACACCATTTTCTCTTGCAACAGCTTCCCACTTTTCCCAAATCGGTTGAAATGGTTTGTATTTTTGTGGACTTTCTGTTGTTGCACGTTCGATATCCCATCCGTATTCTCTAATTCTTGCTTCCAGCGTTGCACGTTTAATCCCATTCTTTTCCGCTAAGTCATAATCACTTGGTGTGATGTATTGGTATCTTCTTTCCACGCTTATCACCGCCTTGATATGGATTTTCATGACGTAAAATATAAGTCTTGTCGTTAAATTCAATGACCGTTGGTACACCTTTTTTGCGTTTTATAACTGTGACTTCTGCCAAAGTTTTATCCGTCATAGCGACCCCTCACTTTCAAAGTTTCATAGATTCAATTTCCATTAAAATGGCAAATCATCTGAACTCACCTCAATCGGTCCCGCATTATTCGTAAACGGGTCCTCATACCCTTGTCCAGATACACCGCCATTCGACAAATTCTGCTGATTCTGTGCGTTGTAACTCTGATTTGGTGTATTTGTATTCTGCGACTGTTGATAGCTGTTAGATTGATTGCTAGACGTGTTTTCTGTATTGCTAGATTTTGAATCTAAGAATTTGATTCGGCTCACAACGACGTCGACCGTAAAAACCTTCTTGCCATCCTTATCCTCATAGCTACCTGTTTCAAGATGTCCCTCAATTCCGACCTGCGAGCCTTTGCCTGTATATTGATTGGCTAACTCGCCTGTTTTGCCCCACATAACGACTCGCAAAAAACTTGTGCTGTCTTTTTTAAACGGATGATCAACCGCAATTGTATTTTTGACTAGTGTTGTGCTTTGCTGTCCTACGCTTGTAACTTCATGGTCGCGCACCCAACGACCGATTAGATTTACTGAGTTCAATTTTCAATCTCTCCTTCTCCAAATATTTTTCACGCAGAACCGTCCAGCTATCATTTCCCTCTGGTTGCGTCGACTCAATCTTTTGGAATGCTGCCACTAAGCATTTCCCTCGGCAGTATCGCATCGAGCCGTATGCCCAAACCTTCTTGTTGCCATGTGCGACTGCTGTTCCGCAGTTTTCGCAGTGAATGTGTTCAGTCACCCTGATCCCTCCACTTCGTCGTGCCATGTAGTCCAAAATAGTTCTCCTGTTTCTAAATCGTTTGCAAAACCATCTGGATCGCCCGAATCGTCCAATGCACATTTCAATCTGCAATAAGTGCTACCAGATTCCTCATGCAAATAACCTTCATCCATTCCACTTCCACAGATTTCGCAAGTTCTCGCGTGTTCAACTCTTGTTTCTAAAACATAAAAACTCGTTGGCATTTCTTCTGCCCCTCTCCTTGAGCCTTTCTTTCAGTAACCTCTCTTTGAGAACGTCCTCATTAAGTGCAGGTAAGCTGTATCTGTTCATCGACTTTATGCCGTAGTAACTAAGTGCTGTTGCATACATCATCCGTCTTTTCTTTTCTTCGGCTCTGCTCATTTTGGATTCTCCAGTAGTTCAGGGTTTTCGAAAATGCTTCCAATCCGCTTATTCCGATTTTCTTTGTCGTGATATTGTTCCCATACTTCGCCTTTACCACCAGTACCACTTGTCATTAAAATGGTGTCCTTTTTATGTTTAATAAACATTGCGACTTTATGAGGATTCTTTTCCCCTGCCCAACCATTCT